GTCGGCTGATGAGGTAGGGCCTGCCGTCCGGCATCAGCATTTCCGGATCGCCTTCAGGGTCGATTTCCCACTGCACTAAAATCTTGTGCTGCCGCTTTTGTTCGTTTTGGTACTCGACGAGCTGCGTACCCAAATCGATGATGCGGATGCAGGTGGCGTGATGGCTGCCTGCCGGGCATGGTTTGAAATTGCTTTCGTCTTTCACACTTAAAATCAATGACATTTTCGGTCTCCTGTTAAAGGTCGTTTCGTCTATCGGTCTCGCGCTGTTTTATGCCTTGCGCGGCGGCGTTATCTGATAATGCTTTTAATGTGGCCTTCTGCCTGTTTTTCGGTCATCCGCCGTGTTTCGGCGGTTTCCGGGCTTTGCCGGTATTTGATTTCTTCGGGGCTTGGTCCGTACGGCTCTGTTTCTCCGCCGCCGTTATAAGCGGTTTCGGGATGGAAGCTCATTCTTTACCCTCCGGCACTTCCGCATCGCCGTGCACCCGCCGGCAACCGGCTTCTTCCCCCGCATTCAGATGCCGCTCTTCCAGCCAGATCTCGGCGCTCAATTCGTCAACTTCCGCCTGCTTTTGAGCCAACGCCATGCGCATTGCCGCAATATCGGCGGGTTTTCCCTTTGCCGTACGGCTTCCGCCTCCCTTGGCGAATCCGAAGGCATAGCCCGCCGCCAATACCGCCGCCAATACCGCGAACTTAAACGCAATATTCCTTGTCTTCATTTCTATTTCCTTAATTTAAAAGGTTTTAATTGCGCACCGCGTCCGCTAAGGATGGTACAGACCGTGCGCCGTCGGGGTTATCTGCGGCTAAAATCTACAAAAACCGCCGCCGCGCCCACTCGCCGGCTGACGGCGCGGCATTCCTATGCCCGCTATGAATTTGCCAGCCTGCCGATGTTCTCCGCCAGCGCGAACCATTCCCGCTCGTCTATCGCGTAGTTCATCGCGGCTTCGGTATCTTTACCGATACGGGAAGCATCTTCCGTAAGGTACGTTTCCCAATCTTCTTGGGCGTAAGGTTCGCCGTCCGCATCGCGGACAAACTCCCGCGCCGATTTTTTGGCAATCTCAATCAACCCGGATTCGTGCAGGATTCGGTTTTCCGCCTCCCAACCGTCCAAAGCCTGCCGCATATCCTCCCGCGCGTAATATCTTTCCATCCCCCAATCGGGGCTGCCGTAAGCCGCCGTGCCGTAATATTTCACCGCCTTCGTCCTTTCCGTTTGAGAAAACCGCCCGCAGCATTCACTGTTTCGCCGTGCCGTTGCCCCGCTTTGAAGTTCGATACTTCATCGCTTTGTGCTATCCCCGGCTTGGCAGATATAGCTTTCGGGCGGTTTTAAGGTTTAGCCGTTGCCGCTGCCGTTGCTGTAGCCGTTGCCGTAGCCGTTGCCATAGCCGCTACCGTTGCCGCTACCGTTGCCGTTGCCGTCGCCGTCGCCGTTGCCGCTGCCGTTGCTGTAGCCGTTGCCGTTGCCGTAGCCGCTGCCGCTACCGCCGCCGCCGACGCCGCCGTAGCCGTTGCCGTAGCCGTTGCCGTAGCCGTTGCCATAGCCGCTACCGTTGCCGCTACCGTTGCCGTTGCCGTAGCCGTGCTTCAATGGTTGATCTAGATAACTCATGACTGGGCGACCTCCAGCGCGGTGCGGATTGATTCAGCCGCGCCGCCTGTTACTGGGATAATCTCAATCGCCTCGAGCCATACGGAATCAAGCTCGCCGCAAATTTGGCTGCCGTCTTGCCTGATGCCGTGTCGTGCGACACCTGACAGGCTGATTGATTCCTTTGCCCACCAGCTGTACATTCGGCGCGCTTTTGTCAGAATCACTTCATTGCCTGCTTTTTGTTTCAACACACCAAACCAAACGCCTGCCGAATAAGTGCGGATGATGACTTCCTTGCCGATGGCAAAGTCGTTGATACCTTTTTGCTCGGCAACTGTTACCGGCGGTTGCGGCTCATGTTGCGGTTCGTCAAATTCGGTTGAAATGTCGGCGCGTTTTACACCCATTGCCGCTTCGAAATCGGCAGCAATGCCTGCAAAGACTTTTATAAGGTCTGACAAACTTTTCACTTCAAATTTATTTGCTTCCATTTTTGTTTCCTTTCGGGGTGGGGTTGGTTTCTTTACAAAACAATCATTACCTTCTCTTTTAAGCCGTCTTTTTTCACTGTAAAAGTGAAGGCGGTGTGATTGATGCTTTCGCTTTTTCTAGTGGTCCATGTCGCTGCTGCGTCGCGGCAGATTTCACCAACTTTCAATAAAAGGCTTTGCCCGTCCTTTTCCCTCGCGCCGACCCGGTTTATTTTGCTAATCAGCTCTCTCATCTCGTTTCCTTTAAGTGGTTGTTTGTTTCGATGGGTAAAGTATAGCAAAGCTAAATAATAAATCAATAGCACCGCTATATTTATTTTGCTATATTTTGATATACTTTTGATTATTAAAAGAATTTATTTTTGAGATTTCGCAGGCACAAAAAAACCGCCTTTCGGGCGGCTTTTTTACGAACATAAAAAAATTATAAAGTCAAGGAAGCACCATGTTGACTTCCTGAAATCACCATGCCGATTTCCTAACACCGGCGGGCAAGCCTACATGATGTTCATTTTTTGGGTATTAAAAAAGCCCGCATCGCGCGGGCTGTGTTTTTAAATAACAGGCAGATAGCAACATCGGCAACCCTGCTCATGCGTGCAGTGTGCGTGTGGGAGAACGGGTGCGTCTGATGATTTGTATATCTTGCCGTCCTCCGATTTACAAAATTCACAACCATCGGGGCAACAAGACAGCTCGACTTCTTCGTACTCTTTTAATTCCTGACGCGATTGTGCGTGGAAAAGCAGCATTGCAGGGACGGCAGAATCATCAAGAGGCGTTGATGCAAATTCATGCCGGTGAAGCCATTTCGGGAAATGACTCAATCCCCAAATAAAATTGAATGCAGCCATGATTCGCGCCATTTCCATATCGCCGCCGCTGATTCCGTCCAGTATTTCAGGGGAATCTAAAAGGATAGATTTCAAGATTTCAGCGTCCTCATTGCACGGGTAGCTCTCCCAGTATTCTTGAGCGGATATGCCCGAAAACAGCCCGCGCGGTCTTGGCTGCGATAATTCATAATTTGCAACCGTTCTACACGCCGCCAATACGTCGTGTGATTGAATGTGTTGAAAGCTCAATCGATATGCTTCTTCTGTTTTAATATCCATTAGTCTAATACACTCCACCAAAATACCCTGCCAATAACGGTTAGGCTGTCTAAAGAGGCGGTTTCGTCTTTGTATTCCGGGTTGTAGCTCTTGATACGGACTTGATTATCAGGCAGCTTTTGCAAGATTTTTGTACGCAACAGCCCACTGTGGTTGATGGCATAGATTTTGCCGTCTTTAATCATTTTATCGGCAGTATTAATACCCAGTGTAGCCCCGTCGGGGAATACCGGCTCCATACTGTCTCCGTCGGCAGATACGCAGACAACATCGTCAGGGTTTATGCCGTGCCGTCTTAAGGTTGATTTTGAGAAACGCAGTTTATAGCCGTTGTAGTCTTCAATTTCATCTGAAAAGCCGTTACCCGCCGACAAACAAACGTCTTTATAAAATGGAACTTCGCAATCATCGTCGGATAACGGGGTTTTGCTATCCCAAGCGTCAACAGAGCCGATAACGGTGGCGTTTGATTTGATGGAATCAACAGGGATACCCGGCTTGTCGTTTCCATCCACCCATCCGCGCGGTAATCCAAGCGCGATCTCAATTTGGGCGGCTACGCCGTCCCCTATATTTCTGTATCCGTTAAGCCATTGATTTATCTGGGCAGGAGCTTTATTAATTGCCCGAGAAAACTCAGCTTGATTGCCGTTAAACCTGTCGGCTATCAGATTTTTAATTCTATCTACTCGGTTCATTTCATTACCCCTTCAAATAGGTATAAATATAAAGCATAGCTACATTTATCAATGCTACTATTTTATATTTAGCTATGCTATACTCACGCTAAATTGATTTGACAGAGATCGAAATGGATTTAAGAGATTATTGCGCGATACGCGGCAATCAGTCTGATTTGGCAAGAAAAACAGGAATTTCCCCGTCTTTTATCCATCAGATTGCCAAAGGATTGAAGCCCGTCCCAATTCAGTCGGCGGCGTTGATTGAAAAGTCAACAAACGGCAGGGTAACACGAAAAGAGATGTTTCCTGATACCTGGCATCTAATCTGGCCGGAATTGGCAGACGACCAACCCAAATAAAAAGCCCGTCGGGGATGACGGGCAGCCGGTTACGCATTACTCGATTGTTGAAAACGGGGTGGAAGTGTGGGCGCAAGACCAATGGGAATGGAAGGACGGTAAATGAAATATATTCCAAATTCGTTTCAGATAGCAAACGCGGTAGTGGACGATTTCCTCTGCCGAATGAGCGGCAACGCGTGGAAATGCTACGCCGTCATCGTGCGCAAAACGACCGGCTGGCAAAAGGAAATTGACTACATCTCTGTTTCCCAATTTAAAAACCTGACCGGAATCAAAACAGACGTAACAGTTGCCGACGCGCTGAAAGAGCTTGTGGAATTGAACCTGATTGCCTCCGTCAAACGGCACGGTCAGGTAACCGGCTACCGCATCAATATGCCCGAACCGTCCCCCGAAAATGGGGGTACACCACCCCCGGAAAATGGGGGTACTGCCACCCCCAAAAATTGGGTACACCCAAAAAATGGGACTACCCCCAAAAATTGGGGGGTACTACCCCCGGAAAATGGGGGTACTACCACCCCCAAAAATTGGGGGTCTACAAAACACACTACAAAACCCACTAATACAAAACACAGTATTAGCGCATCCGCAGCGGCGGACGCGCCCCTTTCTGCCGAACCTCCCGAAAGCGGAAAACGCGCCCCGGCGGCGAAGGCGAAAAAAACCGGCAGGCACGAAACCGAGCTTTCGCTGCTTGCCGCCTACGGCATCACGGGGCAGGCGGCGGAGGACTTCCTGCAAGTCCGCAAGGCAAAACGGCAGCCGCTGACGGAA